AATCACTTTTGATTATAATGCTTCAACAACTTTTGTGGCAAGTTCAGGTGCAACAGGCTCAGACAGTGACGTTGAAGTAGCTATTTGGGACGTGACCAACTCGACGCTGATTCCTGTTAGTCCAAAAGTCCTTGTAGCTAATGGTTCAAATAATTTCAGTTTTAGTGGAACTTTTCAAACTGCATCAAACTCAACAAGCTACGAGCTAGTCCTTTTCACTCCTACAATGAATGCCAACGCTACAGGCTGGACCTTCAAATGGGATAATGTTTATGTAGGACCTCAAAAGACTGTGCAGGGTGCTGTGATTACTGACCCTGTGGCTTATACTCCAACTTTCACAGGTTTTGGAACCGTAACAGCCGTGGAAGTAGTGAGTTGGCGTGAAGGGGCTTACCTTTGTGTAGAAGGAAAGTGTACTGTTGGAACACCTACAGCGGTGGAAGGTAGAATCAGTCTAGGCTTTAATGGAACAAGCGGAAACGTGACTTCGGCCAGCTCAAGCATAATTACTTCAATTCGGGAATGTGGCTCACCAATCATTTTTGATGGTAACAGTTCAGCTAACAACTATATTTATGTTCCTTTGATAGAGCCCTCAGTTGGATATGTAACTTTTGGTGGCCAAACAACAACCACTCCAGGCTTAACTAAAATTAACGGCAATACTCTTATGGGAGTTGGTGGCAAAATGTCATTCAACTTTCGAGTCCCAATTAATGGCTGGTCATCCAACGTACAAATGTCAAATGATACAGATACGAGAGTAGTGGCAGCTTTTATTTCTGGCACTTCCTCAGCAGTAACTAGCGGTAATCCAGTAATTTTACCGACAGTAGGTAATGATACTCACAGCGGTTACAATGCTTCAACTGGTAGGTATACAGTCCCTGTTTCAGGAATTTATGAAGTATCAATTGTCTATAATGGAGCTGCTTCAGTTACTTATAATATATATAAAAATGCCAGCTCAAATGCAGTTTTACATTATGGAGACTCTGGTGGACACAATACTGGTCTAGCACAAGTAGTTTGTGTAGCTGGTGATATAATTGACGTAAGACCAAATGGTTCCACAACTCCAGCTGGCAATATGAGTATCAAGCGCCTCTCTGGCCCAGCTACCATTGCAGCAAGTGAGAGTGTATCTGCCCTTTACACTGGAGCACCGCCAACAGGAACTTTAACAAGTGCTTATAATACCACAACCTACGGAACAAAAGTGAAGGATAGTCACGGCTCTTATGCCTCAGGCACTTACACCATCCCCGTTAGTGGCACTTATTCCATTGCTGCGGCGGCTAGGCATAGTGCAACTTATGCTTTAGGTAATTCAGTCGCTATAGCTATTTACATTGATGGAGTACAAAACAAATCGAATGTAATAGTTGCTGCGGCTGCTGTTGGAACCATTCACCCACAAGTTACTGCTAACAGTATTCCTTTGTTGGCTGGCCAATTAGTCACGATTCGCTGTTACAACGCTGGTACAACTCCGACTTTCACTTCAGCGACTGACGAGAATTATTTCAGCATAACTCGAACAGGAAATTACTAAAATGATTAAAGTAGAAGTTATCAAAGATAATGTTGTGGTTCAAACTGTCAATTTTGAAGATGAAACTGTCAAAAATGATTGGTTGCAAATGCTAGTTGATACCAAAGCTTGGGGCGAAGATTACCAAATCACCCATACAGACATCACCGACCAACTCGCTAAACAAAAAGCTATTAATGATGCTCAAGCCTATCTCAACTCAACAGACTTCCACGCTATCAGAGTGGCTGAGGGTTACCCAATGGATGAAGAAATCAAACATAAGCGGGAAGACGCTAGAATTACTTTGAGAACGTTAAATGTACATTTATAAAATAACAAACAAAATTAATTTCAAGGTTTATGTTGGAAAAACAGAATGTAAGAAGGCTGAGTATAGGTGGAGTGGTCACAAGTCAGGTTTAAAAAGTGGGATACACAAAAACAAACACCTTCAAGCGGCTTGGAACAAATATGGGGAAGAAAACTTCACTTTTGAGGTTATTGAACAATTTGACCCTGAAATGAATTTTGACCTTAGCAATTTAGAAAAGTATTGGATTGAGTTTTATGGGTCCAAGAATCCTCTATTTGGTTATAATAAAACGGCTGGTGGGGAAGGGATAATAAATCCTTCTGAGGAGACAAGGCAAAAAATGTCATTAAGTAGAAAAGGTAAGCCAGTAACTGAAGAAACTAGACAAAAAATTTCTGAAGGTCACAAAGGTAAAATCGTTTCTATTGAGACTCGTGAGAAGATTAGCAACTCTATGAAAGGTAAACCTGGTCGTACAAAAGGTATGGCGATTCCGTCAAAACGCAAAACAGTTGTTTGTGTGAATAATAATCAAATTTTCAACTCTTTGACAGAAGCTGCCATTTTTAATCATTGCTCAACGGGTAATGTATCGGAAGTCTGCAACGGCAAAAGAAATCATATTAAAGGTTTTCAATTTAAATTTACAAACAAGGAATAAGTAAATGAACGAACAAAATATAAAAGCAAAAAATTGTTCTTCGAATCAGTCCCTGGGCTGTATTTACAGATTAAGCTGCCTGGTGAACTTTAAGGTTTACATTGGTCAGACAATTAAAAAACCGCTTAGAAGGTGGAAAACCGAACACAGATGGGCGCTGCGAAAGAATAAACATAAAAATAAACACCTACAGGCTGCCTGGAATCTATATGGTGAAACAAGCTTTGTGTTCGAAGTTATAGAAGAATTTGACCCTGAAATGAACTTCAGTTTGGATTATTTAGAACAGTATTGGATTAATTTCTATGACTCTAAGAACCCTGAGAAGGGTTACAACATGACAGATGGTGGCGGTGGGACAAAAGGATGGATTCCGACTTTGGCCACCAGAAACGCTATCAGTTTGGGGAATAAAGGCAAAAAAAGAACAACTGAAGTTAGGGCAAAAATGTCCGAATCACAGAAAAATAGAGAACCAATTTCGGAAGAAACTAGAGAGAAAAAGTCTCTCGCTTTGAAAGGTCAAAAATGTTTCTGGTATGGAAAAGTGACCCCAAAAGCTCAAAGAGTTAAAGCAATTAATATCGAGACTTTAGAGACGTTAATTTTTGACTCAAAAAGAAGAGCGGCGAGCTATTTTAAAGTAGCGCCTTCTACAATCAATAGCGCCTGCAAGATTCAGCACAATAATGTTAAAGGTTTTAAATTACAAAACGAGGATATAAATGGCTAACGAACAAGAAATAAAAATGAAGATTTTGGATGAGATTAAAAATATGATGGACTCAAAAATGGTGGATGGGCTTAAATCCAAATCACCCAAATTTATGGAAGTCAAAACAAACGACCCTTCAATGGCTGAGTCTTTAAAATCGAAATTAATGCCTGAAGGCAGTCAAGAAGAAGAACAATCTGAAGGTCCTATGGAAGCTTTGAAAGAAAAGCTTCATCCAGAAATGGAAGGTATGGAACCTAAAGGTGAAGAAGATGATAGCGACCTCTCTGAGGACGATTTAAAACGACTCATGGGCCTTTTGAAATAATTTAGCTTTTAAAAAAGGACAAACTAATGTCAACTACAGCTGAGTTAATAACTCAAATTGCCCTTGCTGGAGCATTCCCAAACGACGGTTATTTTACTACCGCCAACTATCTCTCATTCCTAAACGACGCCCAGCAAACTGAAATAACTCCACTCCTACTCAGGCTTAACGAAGAATATTTGCTAGACCACAAAGATTATACAATTGCAGCTAATACCACCTACAGAATTCCAACTAGAGCCATAGGTGCAAAGCTTAGAAGTGTAATGTTAATTACTTCAAGTGGTGCCTACACGAGATTGGATAGGCTTTTTGAAGAAGATAGACCAAACAACATGACAGGCTATTATTTAGTTCGAAACTCCATTGAACTTTCTTCTGATATAACTACAGGGACCCTCAGACTCTCTTATATTTGCGCCCTTCCAACTTTGGTCGCAACTTCTTCCGTTGCCCAAATTAGTTCAATTAATACAAGCACAAACCAAGTTGTAGTCACTAGTTTACCCTCTACAATTTCTACTTCCACTCCAATTGATTTTATTCAAGGTGCAAGCCCATTTGATTTATTGGACAAGGACATCACAATAAGCTCTGTTTCTGGTACAACCCTCACTTTTTCAAGTTTACCCTCTGGTTTGGCTGTAAATGATTATATTGCACTTTCAACTCAAAGCTGCATCCCACTTATTCCTTCTGAACTTAACCCACTTCTAGCTCAAGCTGTTTTAGTTAAAGCTCTTTCAGCCAAAAAAGATAAACAAGCCGAAGTTGAACAACAAAAGTTAGATAAAATGAAGCAGACTCTCTTAGAGATGTTGGACCCAAGAATTAACTCAACAGATGTTAAATTTTTTGGCCAAGGCATCGTCAGTTTTTTAAAAAATAGGTAATCATGTCACAAGATTTAAGCTTAACCCTCAAGGGACTCAATACTAGCTCAAACCAGCTCAATTTACCAGACGGTGCTTTAAAGACGGCTGAGAATATTGTTATTAATCGTCCAGGTTTAGCCGAATCTCGACGTGGAATGAAACGATTGGCTAATCCCCTCAGTAGCGCAGCAAATAGGGTTCAAAGACTTACTGAATACCAAAGTCATTTAATTGCTTATCGCTCAGATGACTCCAAACTTTGTTATTATGTTAGTGGTGCAGGTTGGACAGATTACGCTTCAACCTACCTCCACCCAGACTCAACCCTTGCAAAAATGCGCTTTATCCAAGCTAACCAAAACTTATATTTCACAACTGACAGTGGCATTAAAATGTTGGATGCATACAATGGCGCAGTTTATTCAACTGGTATGCCTCAAGGTTTAGATGGTTCAGGGTCCACAACTGGTGCTTCAGGTATGATGTCCAATAACACTCAAGTCGCTTATAGAGTGGTTTGGGGAAATAGGGATGCCAACAATAATTTATATTTAGGTAGCCCAAGCCAGAGGATTATAGTTAGTAACTCAAGCGGTGGAACTCGTGACGTAAGTTTGACAATAACTATCCCTTCGGGCATTGCCACAACCGACTTTTTCCAAGTCTATCGCTCTAAAGAATCTGCTACCTCAACAACTGAACCAAATGACGAGCTTCAACTCTGCTATGAAAATAACCCCACGGCTGGTGAAGTAGCTGCTTTGTCACTCACTTTCACCGAAAATTGCCCAATTTCTCTATTAGGCGCTTATCTTTACACCAATTCAAGTCAGGAAGGCATAGCTGAGTCAAACGACATCCCACCCTTTGCTAATGACATTTCTTATTTCAAAGACTTCACCTTTTTTGCCAATACCAAAACTAAACACAAGCTTAATATCAACCTTTTGGCTGTATCGGGAAGTGGCCTAGCTCTAAACGACACTATAACAATAAACGGCATGGTTTTCACAGCTAAGGCCGCAACTACTGTAGCAAATAGAGAGTTTAAGCTTTCAAGTGGTGGGTCCGCTTCACAAAACATCGACGACACAGCTAGAGCTTTAGTCTCAGTCATCAATCAATATTCTTCAAACACCTCAATTTATGCCTTTTACACGACTGGCTACAGTGACCTTCCTGGGCAAATAAGATTAGAAGCTAGGAGTCTTTCAGCAAGCAGTTTCACAGTAACAGCTTCAAATTCAGTAGCTTGGAAATTAAACACTGGCACAAGTTCAAATGAAACTAATCCAAATCAAATAATGTGGTCAAAAATCCAACAACCTGAACACGTTCCTGCGGCTCATACAAAAGCAGTAGGGTCAAAGTCATATCCAATTAGAAGAATACTCCCACTCAAGAATTCACTCTTCATCTTGAAAGATGATGGAGTATTTCGCCTAACAGGTACTGGCGGTCAGTGGACAGTTGAACCATTTGATACTTCTACAGTCATTTTAGCTCCCGATTCAGCTGTAGTTGTAAACAATCAAATAATTGCCCTCACAAATCAAGGTATTTGCTCAATTTCAGACGTTGGTGTTCAAGTCATGTCAGAACCTATAAAAGACGGCATTACAACCTTGATGGGACTGAACTTAGACAACCTCAAGCAATTGTCTTTTGGAATAAGCTATGAAACAGACCGCAAATATATTCTTTTTACTATTACTTCTGCTACTGATACTTATCCTACTCAAGCTTGGGTAATGAATACCTTCACCCAACAATGGACAAAATATATTAAAGATATAACTTGTGGGATTATAGCTCAAAGTGACGACAAGATGTATTTAGCGAGTGCCACCGACAAATATATTTTCCAAGAGAGAAAAGACTTTGCTTTTAGTGACTTTGTTGATGAAGAAGTGGGTGATTTTAACATAGTTTCAAGCTCAAACTATGACGTTGTCTTGGATACTGTTGCAGGTTTAACCGTAGGGGACTTGGTTTATAGCAGCTCTTATAATTATAGCCCAATAACAGCGATAGACGCAGGTTCAAAGACTGTTACCCTGCATAATATCAAAACTTGGTCAGTTGGTGCAGTCACGATTTACAGAGGCATAAATTGTCAAATCGAATTTGCAGCTAGACATTGTCAAAATCCAGGAGTTGAGAAACATTTCAAAGAAACAAGTCTATTATTCCTGAAGAAGAGTTTTATTACAGCTTCAGTCGACTTCTACACAGACAATAGCGGTGGTTATTCGTTAGTTTCCATCGACGGCAACTATTCAAGTGGCCAATGGGGTTCAGGTGGCTATGGCCTCGAAGCTTGGGGAGGTACTGCTAGAGCTTCAACGGCTAGGGTTACTATTCCAAGAGACAAAATGAGAGGGACGCTTTTGGCTATTCGATTTAATCAGAGAGTTGGCTATGGGGAATTTCAATTAGAGGGGTTGAGCTTACAGTATGACTTCGTTTCTGAAAGGGTTGTGAGCTAATGGCTAAACTCACTGGTAATAAACTAACTTTAGAAGCTTTCAAGAATGCTCCAGAATGGATGGGTAGTTTTTTGAGTAGTTTAAATGGATTTATCCAAGAAACGACTGAAGCTTTTAATAATAATTTGACGATAGCCGACAACCTTAGCCAAGAAATCAAAGAACTAAAGTTTGTCAATTCAAGTGGTAACTTCCCTTTGGTGTTTAAAACTAAGTTCGCTAAGAACCCAAAAGGGCTTTATGTGATGTATTGCCTCAACCAAACTGACTCCACAATGGCCGCTTCAGTCGTTTGGCCAACTTGGTCTTATTCAAATAGCCAAATATCAATTTCGGCCCTGACCAACCTCACCGCTGATAAGACTTACATAATAAGGTTCCATGTAATTTATGAATAAATATATTTTAAACGAAGGTGCCTTAAACGTGCCTATATATGTATACCCAGAGGTAAACTAAAATGTGTCCTCCATTTCTAGCTAACAATTGGGGTTTTGACCCTAATGACCCCAACAATAAAAAGAATGACCCAAATGCACCACAAAACATTAGTGGAGTTGATGGTTCATTTAATCAAGCTCCACCTGGGTCTGACACAGCTCAACCCCAAGATAAGAAAAGTTCAGGTCAATTTACTAATCTGCAAACCTATTTGGATGCAAATAAACAACAAGCTTCCGACATGGGTAATGACATTACGGCCAAAGTTGAAGGTGATTCACAAGCTGCTTTAAATAAACAAAGTGATTTGGCTGGTGAAAAGCAAACAGTTCAAGCTGTAGACCCCAACGCTTATTTAACCAATCCAGACGCTTCAAAAGCCAGTGAGTATCAAAAACTTAAAACTACTGGTGGCTATGAAGGGCCAGACGACCTCTCTAAAACTCAAAACTATCAAGCCGCTCAAGATGCTACTAATAAAGCTTGGGGAGAAGTAGACGCCACTAAAACCGAAGGTGGACGTAAACAGTTGTTGGTCGATAAATATCAGAGGCCAAGCTACTCAACTGGTCAACAAAACTTAGATAATGTTTTGGTTCAAAATGACGAAGGAACTAAGCAAAAATTTGCTGATTTAAGTCAAAAATATAGTGGTCTGAATGATATGTTGAGTGGGACTGTGAATGACGTTGGCAATTCTATCAACGCTGCTAAAACTCAAGCTGGGTCCAATAAATCAAATTTAATTGGAGCTGAGAAATCGGCTTGGGATAGTCTAATCAATCCTATTCAAGCCAGAGCTACTCAAATGAATACTGACAACTCTAAGAAGATTACCGATTGGACCAATGACGCTAAAGCTAATAAGTTTACTGACGAAGAACTAACTGCTTTAGGCTTAAACGCTGGTGATAAGAATTTTGGTTTAGATGCAAGTCAGTATTTAACTCCTGACCAAACTCAAGCTGGTTTAAATAATGCTGCAAATTCGGCTGAACGCTCAAGATATGCTGCTTTAAATGCTTTAATTCAAGACCCTACTCGAAATGAAATTACAGCCGATGGCAAAGCTATAAATCCAATTCAATTTAATAAAGAGCAATATGCAAAAGATTTAGCGGCACGACAAGCGGAATTTGAGCGTAATGCAAAAGCCACTAACCTAAGCGCAGATGCTTACTCTGATTTGGCTTGGCGACCAGGCAGACAGGATAACTATCAAGCGCATTCTACTGCAACTCAGAACGTTTGGGATTTTTTAAATGGTTTAGCTCCGAGTGGTGTTGTTAATGAATATGGCTCTGATTTTAATAAATATGGTGTAGATACCTCTAAGCTCAATGACATCTATTCAAAAAATGATGCCACCGCAAAATCGTCATTGACTAATATGCTTAACGCTTGGATTGACCAGCAAAATTACAATAAAACTATAGGAAAAAAGGTTTAGTATGATTCCATTAATAATTGCTGCGGCGGCAACAGCTGCGGCTGCAAATTCTAAAAACCAAAGTGATGCTGCTACACGAGATTTGCAAGAAAGGGGCATGAAAGCACTTGAGAATATACCTCTCCCAGTTCTAAAAGAATTACATCCAGAGCTTTATGCCCAAGTTGTCAAATTAAACCCTGAACTTGAAACTGGAATAAATCTTGGTCCAAGTGCCATGGAAGGTATCTCGACGAACCCAGCCGAACGTGCTGCACAACTTAATGCTCTGTCTAAATTACAAGACATTGGAAACTCTGGTGGTATGCAACTTTCAGACAAAGCTTCGTTAAATGATATAATGAATCAATCCAATGCAAATTTGCGGGGTAATGAGCAAGCTATCCAAATGAATATGGCTACTCGTGGAATGAGTGGAAGTGGTATGGATGCAGTAGCGCAGCAACTTAGTGCTCAAAATGCAAGTAATCAAGCGAGCCAACAAGGTCTCTCAGTTACGGCTCAAGCTCAACAACGTGCTTTAGATGCTATAATGAGAAGTGGACAGTTGGGTGGCCAAATGCAATCTCAAGACTTTAACCAACAAGCAACTAAAGCCAATGCGATGGACGCCATTTCTAAATTCAATACTCAGAACCAACAAAATGTATTGAGCCAAAATGTTCAGGCTAAAAACCAAGCTCAACAATGGAATGCCAACCAAGCTCAAAATATAGCTAATCAAAATGTTGGTTTGAATAATGATGCCCAGAAATATAATAATAATTTACCTCAACAAAATTTTAATAATCAGGTAACGAAGGCTGGTGGGCAAGTAGCCCAGGGTAATGCAATGGCCAACACAGCCGCTCAACAAGGAGCTTCTAATCTTGGCTTTTACGGCAATGTATTAGGGGCAGGAGCAAATGCTTATGGTAGCTATGTCGGCAATAAAAAGAAACAGGATGAGGAACAATAGTTTATGGCTAACTGGCTACAAGACGCTTTGTCAGATGAAGACAAGCAAAAATTAAATAGTTATTTAATGACTCTGAATCAACCTAAGCCTGAAGAAGTTTCTCAACCCGCTCAACCTTTAAGTCCTGAAGCTGAGTCAATAGCTTCCAAAATAACTGGAATGAGTAATGGTTCTACCAACGTGTCAGCTGACCCAACTATGGCTATGAAGCCCCAAATAAAGTCTGCACCTACAGTGCAAGCTGACGACGAACAAGACGAAACTCCAATCGAAAGGACTCCAGCTACAGCTCAACCTGCTATTTCACCAACTGATAAGCAAGCTGTTCAAAATTATATTAAACAAAAATACAATCTGCTTTCACCTGAATCTTACGACACTCAAATGAAAGCCGCTCAAGACGATGCAAATAACAGAAAATCTAATTTAGGTATTGCTCAATTCTTGTCTGGCTTAGGTTCTGCTATGGCTGGAAAGGGTCCAGAGCAAGCAGCTCAAACTTTTGATTCAATTAGAGGACAAATCGATAAAAACACAGTTGGGGAGCTTCAAAATAGGCACGATGCCCAAATGCAGAACTTGAATAGTAACCAAAAAATTGATGAGATGCAACGTACCCAGGACTCTTTTGACCCCAATTCTAAAGCTTCTCAGTCATTCAGGAAAATTATTGAAACTAACTTCCCTAACGTAGCTAAGACCTATGGGGATTCATGGAAAGATGTCACGGCTTCAGATAAGGATAATATTTTTGAACCCTTGAAGTTGAAAGAAAATATAGAAGCCAGAAAACAACAATTCCAATTACAGCAACAATTGAGAAATGACGACAAAGTCACTAAACTAGCGAAAGCGATGAAAGATGACTTGGATGCTGACAAAGGACGTTCAGGGAACTTTGGTCAAATAAGTGCCAAGGTTCAAAGTGCTGAAAGATTGGAAGGGTTGGTTCAGTCATTTAAAGACGGTAACTTACCACCAGCTCAAATGGAAGAATTAGCCTTGGGTTTAAGTAATATGTTAGCTCCAGGTGGAGGTACTTCAAGGGCACAAGTTGAAGCATTGGTTCCTCATACAGCTATTGGTGACGCATCGAAATTAAAGAATTGGTTGTTTAATGAACCAGGTGGCTCTAATCAGCAAAAGTTTGTTGAGCAAATGTCCCATACTATCCAACGTGAAAAAGATATAGCTAATGGACAATTAAACCAAATCAGAAGTCAAAGATTGCCAATTCATGCTGAACTCAAGAAACGGTCACCAGATATGTATAACGCCCTACTTCATTCTTATAAAATGGATGGTTCAGGTAATGAAAAATCTATGTCTAGTCAGTCACCAAACATGAGTGATGAAGACAAACAAGCTATTGAATGGGCAAAAGCTAACCCAAATGACCCTCGTTCTAAACAAATTTTGCAATTGCATGGGATGTAGAAATGGCTTTTAATCCAGATAAGTATTTAGCGAGTAAACAGAGTCAATTTAATCCCGACGCCTACTTAAAGAGTAAACAGGTAGTGCAGCAAGAAGACCCAGGACTTTTAAACACTATAATTGATTCTATAGCGAGTGGCGGGACGGCTGGCTTTTCGGATGAGTTGAGTGGTGGAATCTCGGCTTTGGGTAGAGTTGCAGGATTAAAAAATCTTGGTGGACGAATTAAAGACATTGGAATAGCTGAAGATGGTCCAACTTTGGATTGGGATAAAATCAAAGATGCTTATACCCAAACCAGAGACCAAGATAGAAGAATTTCAAAACAAGAAGCTGACTTGCATCCAGTAATAAATACTGTGGGTCAAATTGGTGGAGCAATAGTCAATCCTTTGAATCTAGCTACTGGTGGAATGGGATTAATTGGTCAAGGTGCTGCTCTTGGTGCTGCTCAAGGATTGGGGGATTCAGAAGCCGATTCAGTGAGTGGTGATTTGGTTAATGCTGCTAAAGGTGCTGGCATTGGTGCGATTGCTGGAAAAGTGGGTGAGTCTGTAGTCAATCCAGCTTTACAAAAAGGTGCGAGTCTAATTGGTCAAGGTTTAGAGAAGTCTGGAGTTGCTGGTTCAAACGCTGGGCAATGGGTCGCTAAAAAAGTCGGTCGATTGGTCGGGAATATCCCTGAAGAAGCTACCGAAACTTACCTCAATAATCCCGAAGCTGTAAATAATGCCTTAACAAAAGAACAACTGTCAGAAAAGTTCCTTGGTGAAAAGGGCTTACTAGACCAATTCAAAAACAAAGTTGGTGAATTAGACTCTGAGGCATGGAATCAATTATCAAATAATAAATCAGGTGTGAGTAAAAATGACCTGGTAAATTATGGCTCAGACTTAATGTCAAATATTCTTGGTGGTAAAAATGGTCAGTTTACAAGGACGGCTGGAATAGGTGCTACTGGTGAAAAACTAAGTGCAATCTCTGGAGCTTTAGAAGAAATCAATGGCGCTTACGATAAAACATTGTCTGAAGCTGACTTAAAATCAATTATCCAAGACTTACAGAAAAAAGCTTATGGAATGGATGGAAGTCCGAAGTTTACAAATCAAGCTGAGGGTTTAAGAGCATTAGCAGGCCACTTCAATGATTTGCTTAAAAGTAGCAACTCCCAATATGCAAATAAAATGGTCCCAGTTGCAGAAGCTACTTCAACCTTGGGTGATTTAGAGCGAAGTTTTGTAAATAAACAGAACCCCGATTCAGTCGATAAATTCTTACAGCAATACCCGAGATGGGCCAATAAATCTGAAGCGAGCACTTCTAAACAAGCTGTAGATGCTATGGACTCAACGCTTGGAACTAATTTTAGTCAAGATATGCAAAATAGTTTGGCTAAGGATTCATTTGGAAAAGCCTCTACTAATGGCTCTAGGATGGCCGTCACTATAGGAAGCGCTGGATATGCAATAGCTGGTCCAGTAGGTGGAGCAATTGGTGCGGTCACTGGGTTTGTAGGTGATAAATATGCAGGAGAGATTTTCAAAAAGGCTTTAAATGGCGGTATGTGGACGGCTGATACTGTTAGACAATTAGCTCCGATTTTGGGTGAACAATTTACGAATGTTTTAAATGCAGCTTCGCAACGTGGTCCTGCGGCTTTGTCTAGTGTTCACTACCTATTACAACAAAACTCACCAGAATACCGTGAGAAGATTAAAAGTATTCAAGGCGATTAAATTACTTCATGGGAAGTATTCCAGGATGGGATATGAGTATATATAAGATAACAAATAGAATTAACAATAAATGTTTGATTGGGAAAACCACTCAGCAACCTGAGCTTAGATGGTATCAACATTTAATTCTTCTACGCAAAAATAAGCATTATAATAAATACTTTCAAGCCGCCTGGAATAAAGATGGGGAAGAGAACTTCACTTTTGAAGTGATAGAGAAGTTTGACCCTGAAATGAATTTCGATTTAAATAATTTAGAGCGTTATTGGATTAAACATTTCGACTCAATGAACTCTTCAAAAGGATACAATCTGACTGAAGGCGGTGAGGGCGGAGCGCTTGCTCCAGAAGCATTAGCTAAAATGAAAAAGGCTCTAAAGGGTCGAATTCCATGGAATAAAGGTAAAAAAAGCGGGGTAGTTGCTTGGAATAAAGGTAAGAAGATGCCTAGTGGAATGACTGAAAAGAGACTTCAAACGATAAAAGAAAAATATGGAAAATTGGAAGCTTGGAATAAAGGATTAAAAGGAAGTCAAATTGCTTGGAATAAGAAAAAAGTTAAAGGGACTAATGTATTTACTTTTGAGGTAGTTTTCTTTGATTCAGTTTCACTCGCAGCGAAACACGTTAATGGTAATTGTTCAAAAGTTTCAGCTGTCTGCTTAGGTAAACGAGCCCAGTATAAAGGGTGGAGATTTGAACATATTTTAAAAAATCCAGCAAATGAAAGCACTTAAAAGGTTACAAGATGGACAATAAACTCAACAAAATTGAATCTAAAGTTGATAAGATAGACGAGCGGCTAGACTCCGTAGACAAACATTTAGCTGTTTATAATGAGCAACTCAAGCAGCATATAAAGCGAACTGAGCTTCTTGAGTCTGAGTTTGTACCCATTAAATCCCATGTCGCTTTAATGAATTCACTCGCTAAAATCATCATTTTTTTGGGCATTCTTGCCTCACTTCTAAAAACAATCGGCATAATCAAATAAATACTCCAAAAAATTCCATGTATATAAGTGCTGCAACAAAACAGCAATATAGAGTAGTGCAAAATATATTTCAATAAGGGTTGTTTATATCGAAATGGAGCCCTAAAGACTACTCAGACTATACTAAAGCTAAGCAGCTTAATGCACATTTGAATGAAAAAATGCGAAAAGTGGGGAATCCTAATTTTGTATATAGAGGTGAACAATGAGTGAGACTGAATTCGAAATTTTAATGAAGCGATTTGATAAGGTGGAAGCCAATTTAAATGCACGTTTAGAAGTTATGCAAGCCTGTAAAGCGGAGCTGGGGAAGCTTAAGGAAGCAGTCCAGAGGCGGGTGGATATACTTAATGAGCCAACCCAGCAATTTATAAGAGAGGTTTTAAAGAGTGAGTAATAAACAAAAATGGCCCAAGTGTTGGCATATAGCTAAGGGCCGATTAGGTGGTTTTAGAAGCCATGCCTTTAAATTTGAGGACGACACTGAGTTTATACAAGGCCTGTTTAAAACAAAAGACACAGCCAGTTTGGATTTTATGGAAGTTTTCTATGACGAGCAATATTCAAAAAATAGGGACTGTGAAAAAGATATAAGCTCTAAGTTTAAAATGAGTTTGGATAGTTTGGATGTCATAGAAAATAATGTATTTAAAAAAATGGATAAAAAAGAGGAAGAAGAGTAATGGATAGAATAGCTAATTTTAAAAATGATTTGGTTGAGGCACAAAAGAGAGAGTTAGAATTTGCAAATGGGATTGGTGGGACTCCGCTTTTAATAGGGGACGGTCGGGTAGTTGATTTAATTATGCCTGTTCAACCAGACTTAAATTTGTTTGTGGAGCTAAAAGCTGATAGTTATAAAAACACTGAAAATTTTGCGTTTGAAGTTTATAGCGATAATTCAAAAAAAGAGCATAAAAGCGGAGCGTGGCAAGCCCAGAAAAATGGAGTCCACCTTTTTGCATACTGGTTTTTTAACCAAAATAAATATTATATGTTTCCAGTAGAAGCTTTAGTCGCGGAGCTGGATAAGTTATACAAGAGCGAAGCTTGTAGGGTTGTATCTATTCCAAATCGTGGTATGGGTGGGAATATTTACTATACAGAGTGCATGTTGGTGCCAATAAAGTTAGTTGAAGGTTTGGCATTAAAATTGGCTAATGTTAATGCGCCATTAAAAAGTGCGGTGTAATATGCGAAAGATGACGAATAAGGAAGTTATGCAGCGTTTTTTGGGCGCTGAGTTTAAACTGTCAGCTTGGGAATTGAGAGGTTTAGTGAGAGAGACGATGCTGATAGTGAAGATGGAGCCTGAATTATACGAAAAAGGGGCGCTCCACTTCGGCTTGAAAATGGAGAAATAGGGTGGACTTACTATTTGTTTATATAGCTGCCGCTTCATTGGCCGTACTAATAGCTACAATTAGCTATTATTTTGAGTTGAAGGCAAGCAAGATTAAAACTCATATAATCGAGATGAGGAAGAAAGAGATTGGGGAATAGGTTAGGAATTGAGATAGTGAGGATGGAAGTTTTAGGTAAAGATAAGGTTGAGATTAAGGTGATGTGTGTAAGGTTAAGGTGGCTGGAGATTGCATGGAAATCTTGCGAGAGAGCTGGAGTTTGAGCTAAAGAAAGATGAAATTTTCAATGAACAAACCAACAGCTATTAGATTTGACCCAATTAGTATGTTTATACAGGGAGCGGAGGGGATAATGATTCTTGGAGCTGCTTTGGCGGTATCTATTGCCTTCACATCTAATTATTTTGAAGTTAAGGCTAATACTAAGAAATCGACTCAAACTTCAAAAAGAAATCACGCAAGAGCTTAACTAAATAGCTATATTTAGTTCCAAGTCTCGATTTAATTCTTTATAAAAACATCAACATTAATACTTGTATGTTCATTATACGGAGCTACTGGTGCAGGAATTTGGTCGCCGAATTTAAGCCAAGTTGCTGGTTTATATAGATTGTCTGCGTCTAACCCATCGTGATGCACCCAATAATTACCAATTAGCTCATTACACTCATTCGGGTTGCTCACAGACTGGTCAACTCCTGCATAACCAGTTATAGGTGCAGATGGGATGGTAATTTCAAGATAATAATAATTCATTCGATAATTCTTAACTAGCCGTGTGTCCATTGTGCAGTTTTGTGTATTATAAACAATATTTGTCCATTTCCCAATTCCACCTAAAGAACAACCTACAGGTAGACACCCACTATATTGGTCTTTTACTCCAATATAAACATCTTTGAAATTCAACCTTGCTCTGAAACTATATGGTAAGTCGTATTGGTATTCAATCAACTGAGGGTAGCTTGGGCCAACTGGAGCATTATGCTTTGAATCCGAACTTGGGAATAAATCTGCACAGCCGCATAGTAAACTTAAGAATATCAGCATTAATGACTTCATTTTAATCCTCTCTTGTGTTTAATCTAACGCAGATTGTTATATTTGTAAAGTAGAAAAGACGGTATCAAAGAACGGTATCATATTGAAACATTTATAATCGGTTTAAATTGACTTTATGAACCAAACAGATAAAATCACGGTATGAAACGAGTAGATGTTAAGACGGTATTAGATAAAGCCAAGGCGAAAGAGCTAAAAGCGAAGGTGAGCTACACTTTGGACGCTGATTTGGTGGAGCAATTTAGGCTATTTTGTGGAAAAGAGAGAGTAGCTCAAAGTAGAGTATTAGAAGAGCTGATTAGGGAATTGTTGGGGAAGGGTTGAAGTGCGAAAATTTGCCACAAATAAAAACTAATGATTTCAATGAGTTGAGGCTGAAGTGCGAAAAGTTCGCCACAAAAAGTGGTGGGTATTTGTGGCGAGATTAAGCTTTCAAAGCCCTGCCGATAGCGTCCAGGGTCTCGTCTTGGTGGGAATATCCTGAATAATATTTTTGACAGACTTCTATTCTGTTACGAAGTTGTTTGGCTACCAAAGATAAATTAATTCCCTTTGATAGTAAATAAATGGCATGAGAGTGTCTAAGGTCATGCGCAGTAATACGTTTCCCGATTTTATCCTCACTGATTTGAGGTAGGATTGTTTGGAACTTTTCACGGTATTGAGTTTTATCTTTCACTTTGGCCCAATTTAAAACCAACTCAAAGTCGCCTGTTATTTTAACCCTACCAGCTCTTTTCCTTTTTGGACTTCGCTTTTTGTTCTTAATGTCAATTTGGGAGTCGATTAAAATTGTTTGTTCTTTTGTTGATATTTTATTTGTTTCAATAGCCATAGCTTCACCTAATCGACAGCCAGTATGGAATAAGGCAGCTACCAAATAATTCATTGGTTCAGGAACAAACTGTCTGAGCTTTTCCATTTCTTCGATTGAAATATATTCAATTTCTAAAAGTTCCTCATCGGGTAGTGTAATTTTTACACCTCTTTTTAACCAAGCCAAAACTTCCCTTAGTCTAAAAATTATCCGTCTTTGTTTGCTTATTTCCTGAGATTTAAGCTTATTTAAAACCTGTTTTTCGGTTAATGTATGAAGCGACAGAGGTTCAATCGCGACTAAAGCCCTGTAGAAGTCATTCTTAGAAGAACTGGAGTCTATAAGGCGCTTGTGCTCATACAAATCAGCCCAAAATGAAGAAAAAGCCGTCAAATTGACGTCTGATATGATTTTATGGATTTCGGTGACTTTGGGAGCATTTCTAGCAACGTGAGCAATTCTAATGCGCTCCCTTAAGATAGTTTCGGCTTGGTCTTGATTGAGTTTACCAGCTTTAAATTGCTCATTGACCTTATCTAAAGATTCTTTGATTTCGTCTGGTAGGGGTAGGTAGGTCTTTTTAGTTCGGGTAACTAGCTCATACGCTACGATTGCGAACGACTTTCGCTTTTGGCCTGGGATTTTTAAAAACATACGCAGCTGTTTGTTCAACCAATTCCTCTGTGTAACCATCCAGAAAGTCTCTGGGACTTAGAGGCTGGTTCGGATATAACTTATTATGCAGCTCTGCATCTAATTGACATAGACGCCACTTGTCCATACTTATTACTTCGGCATTTAGGTCAGATTTCATAAGTGCTATCCTAAAATTGGTAGAATGCTCTACCACAAAACGAGTTTTGCTCTACCACAAAGTGACTTAAGTTATTGAAATTATTGAACTAAATTTTCAATAACTAGGAATCACAATCCTGTGCTCTACCAACTGAGCTATGGCCACCATAATAGGAATAACGAACTATTGCTCTACCAAAGAGTGTGTAAAAAATGCAAAGGATATGCGGTGAGTCGAGGGGTTATAATTAACTTTTCACAAACCAAACTTTTTCTTTTTCACAAAAATCGACTAATCCACCTTTTTGCAATCGCTTAAAGGCGCGGCCAAGAGCTTGTTTAGTGGCGGCTTGGGTGATGTGGTGGTCAAACCACTCGTTTAAAGTTTGAGGTTGTGTGCAGCTGTGGGGTTGCATTTCGGAGAGGATTTTGAGGTCGTTTTGGGTGGGGTTAGTTATTTTCATTTATTTTCTTTTTAAGTCGTTTTGAATTTGAAATGTAAGCTTGTCGTCGAGCTGGGAGGCGAGCTTAGCGGTGGGGTTGTCACGGAGTTGGTTGCGAAGTTTAAAGCCAAGTTGGAAGTTGAGTTTGGGGTCGATATGGTTATGTAGCTTGGAGTATAATTGGCCGATGAGCTGGTTATTCAATTTTTGACTAATATTTTTCGGCTTTTTTTTGAACCAATTTTTTATTTTGTTTAGCGTCGATTCCATTATTTCTTTTTCTCAATTCTTGTTGTTATTTATAATTTTTTTAAAAACTTCTTTTGCCAAAGAGCTAGACATAACTCTTTTTTGATGGGCATCTTTTTCAATCGAATCGGCTATTTCGGAGTATGGAACAAATCCAACTTCTTTACCGTATTCAAGAATTGAATATCCAGGTTTTTCTTGGGAGTGTTCATGGGTCCACCGCTCGGGTCCGTATTTTAGAAGAATCCAGAGGTTGGTCAGTTTCATAAATAAAAGTAAAAATATTATACAGAAAATTATGATATTAATAAAAGAATTGAATTGGTCCATATGTCCTCTTTTTTTTGTTATTTAAAATTCTTCTTGAATGTTGAAGTGGTTCATAATCATATTTTTAAGTGGTTTAACTGAAGTTAGCGGGGTAATAGCTTCAGGAGGGGACTCAGCTTTTGGATTAATAAAGTCAGCGTAAGCTTTGTTCAAAGCAACTTTCACAGTGGTCATGTGACCATTTGCTGGATTCAGTTCATTTTTGGAGGTCCTTTTTGAGTGCCAATAAAAGTTGATTTGCTAAGTTAGTTTGAAGTGGGTCACTAATTCTTCGAGACATGGACGCGAGCATTGCCTCGTGAAGTCCAATGTAAAAAGGGGAGCTAGATTTTGGGTCATCAAAATCCAAAGCAAAAGAGATAGGGTCAAGGATTGGACAAGGTATAATATCAGCGAAGTTTAATTGGCAAAATAGATTTGAAGTAAATGTGGTAGTATGCTTTTCAATATATGAACCGTCTATATTTAATTGTTTAGGCTTGGACATTGCTCATCC